CTGGCAGCGGACAATCCGGCGCGGAGCAATGTGTTTTCTAGACTGCGCCCTTGGGCAACGCTTGACGCCGCAGAACCCAGAGCCGCACCTAGAACCGGGCCAACGCCGGGGATAAAGCTGGCGGCAATCGGCAACGCCACATCTGCAATCTTGCCGAGAACGCTCTTGTTGACTTTCTCACGCGCAACATCATTCCAGCGCGTACTGCCCACAGTGCCGTCGGCGTTTATCGTGCGGTCGCCGGTCTGGATCATCCAGCCAGCCTTGTTACCTTTTTCGTTTGTTATAGATTGGCCGAGAGCGACAGCTTGCCGAGCCGCTTCAGGACCAAAGCCACTAAACAGCACTTTGCCTTTGTTGTCGGTGATGCGCACTTCTTGGTCATCGCGGACGCGGAAAGTGTTACCCTGACCAAAGCCAGTTGCGTTCCCCTTGTTGGACAGCGAAGACGTTATGAGCGTGCCTTGAGGTGGCGTGTTCGCCGCAATCCTGCGGGCGTCTCGGTCCTCCTGCGTCATTGGCTGCGCGGCGGGAAGAACCTGTTGCTCTACGGCAGGGGCTAGCATAGCACCGTCGAGCAGGCCATAGCCCCCATCCATGATTGGCGCGGCGTCATACATCATACGTTCGCCGTAACGCGGCTGTGCTAAGGACTGATACATGGTCGGAAGTAACGCCATTACATCATTCCTTCTGGTGGCATCTCAGGTTGCATCGGCATTTCAGGTGGCATCTGCGCTTGCTGAACTGCCTGCGCCATCTGGGCGTTCTGCGCGGCTTGCTGGGCCTGCACGGCTGCTCGATCCATCTCGCCCTGCTGGCGTAGGAGTTCACGGTCGCGCTGCATCAATGCTTCGATGTTGGCTGTGTTGACCTGTGCGCCGTACTTGGCTTCAATCTCGGCTGCCTTAATCATCATATCGGCATCGAGTTTATCGCGCTCACGGTCGTCCTTGCGCAGCATTTCTTCGCGCTGCAACTCAAGTTCCGCTGCCTTCTTCTGGATGTCCGCACGAATTGCTTCCATCTGAACCTGAGACAGCATCTCTTCCGGTGTCGGCTGCGGTGGCGCAGGCGGTGGCGGAGGCGGCATCATGGCTGGGTCTTTGAAGAATACAGTTGGGTCTTTGTATCCAGCCAGCGCCATCATCTGAGCCAGCGTGTTATAGTAGCCCTGCATGTCCACCAGCGGAGCGCCCATCTGCATCAGCATCTCTTGCTTGGCAGCGACTTGGCCTAAGAACGCCATCTTCTCTTCGTTGCTACCAGTCCCGATAGCGACATTGACGACGACATCCATGCTTGCGTCCCACACCCGTGGGTCAATCGGCACGAACGTGTTGCGCAGACGCACCATGCGCGGAGCATCTTGGTTCTTGGCGATAAGCTGCAACGACTTGCGGAACAGACCCTTCATGCCCGTCTCGGCGAAGATACGGCAGATTAGTTCGATATGTTGCGCCGCAGCAGTAATCGTGGCCGCGACAGCAGCGCGGGTCGAAGACTGAAGCGCATTCGCATCGAGGCCAGACGCGGCCTTGGAAATACCTGTACGGTTCTCGCGCAGTTCGTCCATGTACTGCAACATCGGGAAAGCTTGCTGCCCGACGAACGGCATCGTGAACGGCTGCACCATGCCCGGTGCGCGCATACGGATGATGCCACCGACTTCGGTGTTCATCACGTCTTCAAGATTGACTTGGCCTTCGACAACACCCGTGCGTGGGTGGATCGACTGAGCCAAGCTGTCCAGCGTGTTACGCAGGATATTCGACTTGATAAGCTGAATGTCCATCGTCACGTCGGCAATCGACATACCGAAGAATGTGTGCGGCTCTGGATCAGGGCAGAAGTCTACGAACGGAATAAAGTCGCAGGGTTCGTAGTGAAGTATCTTGTTGGCCGTGCCAGCAACGCAGACGCGGCAAAGTTCCGCGATCCCGTCGCCGTCCATGTCAACATACACATAGCCCTCGATGTAAAGGACTTTGCGCGATGTCGTATCTGTCCGGCCTGTGATCTGAACGAATGCTTGCGGGTTACGGTCGAAGGCTTCTTGGTTGCCTTCAAAGTCATCAAGCGTTTCGTAGCCAAGGTCTTGGACCTCATCGAAATCATAGCCCATCTTCACAAGATCGGATACCGTAACGTAACGACGGTGGGCTACAAATTCGGCGGTTTCGATAGAGCGCGCACGGCGGTCGATCAGAAACTCTTCGGGCGGTACGGACTGGACGCACAGGCGGCCCTTCTCCGTGGTGCGGACAACGGTGCAGTCGTATGTCGCGGGTGGGGGTGGAGGCTCCATGCCCATCATTTCAGGTGGAACCATCGGCACTGGGCCGTAGGTAATCTCTACGTCCTTGACTTCGATATTCTCATCGGCCTGAAGGACCGAGAAGGTAGCTTCGTCCAGACCCGTGAAGTAGTGGGTCGTGACATCCTTCTCCGTATTCCACCAGACTTTCATGATACCGTTCTTACGGATCAGCGCGTCCTTGAATGTGGAGTAGCATTCATTAAATAGGTTGTTATCGCGTGTCAGGCAGTAGTTGACGTAATCCGTCGCTTGCTGCGCACTGTCGATATCTTCTGGGCCGTTCGGCGCAAACTCGACGACGTTGTTCGCCGCGAAAAATACTTTCATGATCGACGGCATCATGGCCTGTACAGTATCCCGTACATCCATAGACATTGCCTGCGACCGGCCTTCCTCTTCGTTGCCGAAGGGTTCGCCCTTATAGTACTGGCCCGCAAGCGCACGCTCCGGCGAGATCACATCGTCGATGTAGTCCTGCGCGTCGTCAATCTCGGCGGTGATAATGTTCTGGAGTTCTTCTTCCGATACAGGGTCTTCTACCTGTTCGTCTTCCATTTCCGGCTCTTCAATAGTAACTTCCGTACCGTCGGGAAGTTCCATCGAAGTTTCATCGGACATATCTTCGCTATCGTCGTTTTCAGAATTGGTGTTGGTAACACCCGTATCCTGATACATACGGTTGTTCTTAGCCATCTGATCCTTAGTCGGCTTACGATTATTGCGATATGCCATATTTTAGCCTTACTTCTTTTTTGACTTGCCAGCTTCGGACAGGGCGATAGCTATAGCCTGTTTACGCGATTTAGCCAAGGGAGCCTTTGCAGGGCCTTTAGGATTTACGCCAGCGTGCAATGTGCCGCGCTTATACTCGCCCATGACCTTGGCCACTTTCTTGTCGGCCTTAGTAGGTTTCTTCATTTTGACTTCCCCTTGTTTCGGGTTGATATGGCTTTGGCTTTGGACTTCGCGTCTGCTTTAGATGACGCACCCCACGCTTGCAGAGATAGGAGAAGGCGGGTTGGTTCGCCTTTCGCATTACGCTCCGGCCCCGGTGTGTTTCCCATACGCGCTAAGAATGATGCCCTCCGTGGATTATCCCCTGATTTAACAGGCGCTTTCAAGTTGGCCCCTTCGGTCTTCTTGAAGTGGCTACGTCCCGCTTCATTCAGGCCGCCCTTCGGATTTTGAAAACGCTTCGCAACCATGCAACCAAACCTATTTCTTTGACGCATACGCGCCGCGCTCACTCAAATACACGATGGCCCGATAAAGAATACTGGTATTTTCTCTCGCGTGGCCTAGCATTAAATTACACATCGAACAAAGTATGCCGCGCACATCACCCGTCTCGTGGTTGTGATCAACGGCAACTGGTCGCTTTCCCTTATACTCTATTGTATTCGATATTTCTACCTCGCAAATAGGGCAAGCAAAATTCTGGTTGGCGAGGAGTGTTTGGTACTCATCGACGCTAAGACCGTATCGGCGTTGGAGATTGCGGGAGTGATTGTAGTCTGGCTGGGCGTTCCTGAAGCGGCGTTGGTGTTCGCGCACGCACGGCTTACAGGCGCGTCTTCGGGCGTAGAAGTCATCAGTTGGCTTCTCTTTGCCACATTTTAGACAAGTTTTTGTTTCCACGGGTTCGCTCTCTACGGACGCCTATAGCCTAAAGTTTGTGGAAAAGCAAAAAAGCGGGGTGGCGGCGTTTCGAATGAGATGGGAGTTGCATATCATTCAGTCGCTATTACCGGCGGCACAGCCTCGCACACCCCTTAGCACCCAAGACGCCCGGCAGGAGAGGGAGAGAGAAAAAACCTGCCGAGCAAGACAAATATATCACATCTTTTATTTATGTCAAACTACCCCCTTAATATTTCTACGCAGTGCGCCTGACTTGTTGGCCATCGAGTATCCATGCATGATGGTTGATATATCCGTGGCGAGGCACAAGCATAAAGCATCCGCTTTATCTGGCGATGGAAGCCCGCGCTTCTTCATGCTCTCCTTGCTTTCCACCTGCATCTTGCCCGACGAGGTAAAGGTGTAACGCGGTGACGCCAACTCGGCGAACAACTGCTCATCCTTCGGTATCTTCACGTCGCGGTTCGCCAGCCACCCTTTGCATTTGAACCACAACTCGGCGCGTAGGTTGGCGTAAGTTCCTTTCAGCGCGGGGCTTTCCGCAACGTTGATCCCACGCGCTGGCAGACCCAGTTCGCGCAGACGGTCAAGGACACCGGCCCCCAACCCGATGCTATCGACCAGTATCTCGACTGGCTGTTCCGATGGCGTCAGCGCCTCGAACTCGGCTACGACTGCGCCGGTTAGCTGCATCAGGTCCAGACCTTTCCAAGTCTGTATCTCCTCAACGACTGGACCACGCCGCTTGGCGAGTGCGCTTGCGTCGGAACCCATACGCGCAACGTCTAGGCCCCATACGCTCTTGGTGTTCTTGGCAATCTTAATCTCGCGGTTCATGGCTCCGTCGATCAACTCGACAGGGATAACCGTATCTTCTTCACGCGGCGGGAAGTTACCGAGAACACGGACATGGTAGGCCGGGCTGTCTTCGCCGTATCGCAACTGCATCTCTCGGACGAACGCATCGGATACGCGTGGGCTGTCAAGGCAGCTAACGTGGAAGGTTTTCCATTCACCTTTAAGCCGGTTGTGGGTGTCGTAGAATAGTCCGGTGTTTCGCGTAGGGTTTCCGAGAAGAAGCGTTGTCGCATTGTGGCCGGACATAGAACCGGACGCAGCTTCATACACACTTTCAGGTATACCCGACGCCTCATCGGCGACGAGCAGCACGTTGTCGGCGTGGATACCTTGCAAGGCTTCGGGCGTTTCCGCCCGGCTCGTTCTGGCGGAGATAAAGGCTTCACTCGATGCGGCCTTCAATTCAATACGGTCGGCCTTGACTTCGATCAGAACCTTCAGCACTTCCGGCAGTTCATTCACCCATCGCTTCAGTTCCGCGAACATCGCATCGAACAACTGTGCGGATGTCGGCGCGGTCACAACAACCTTCACGGGATACCGCGTCAGGAAGTAATGCAGCATGGCCCAGCTTGCGGCAGTCGATTTGCCGACGCCGTGGCCTGAGCGAACGGAGATACGGCGTTCGCCAGAACTAATCGCTTTCAGAAACTCGATCTGCCACGGGTCTGGCTTAGTTCTCAGGATATCGCGCACGAACCCGACGGGATCATCGCGGTACTTCTTCAGAAACTCCAAAAAGAAGTTTGGTTCAGATTTCGTCATTCTTATCTCCCCTTATTACGCGTGCGATTGTTTGATGGCTAACTGATATACCATGACGCTTTGCTACGATAATAGCAATATCGCGGTAGCTATGACCTTTAACGCGTGCGGCTTTCATTGTTATCAATGCGTCCTGCGCGTTTGGCTCTGGGTGCAGCTTGGCCTTGCGGCCTGTGCCCGACTTCTTAAATCCGAATGGCACTTTGCCACCGACATATCCGCCCTGCGAACGCTTGGCTCTCTTACCGGCGGTGACACGTTCTCTGATACGGCGGCGCTCTTCGCCGGAGAAGACGGCCATGATCTCTAGCATGAAGCGTCCGTTCGGGTTGGCCTTGTCCATCACATTGCCGTAGCCGTTGATGATGAGATTAATGTTCGCCGTCTCCCAGTCGGCAATCACGTTTAGTGCGTCTCTCGCATCGCGAAACATACGGTCCAGCTTCGATACGATAACAGTATCGCCCGGCCGGAGGAACGCCAGCTTGCAGCCTTCTTCTCGGCGTAGCAGTGGGACGCCACCGGAGACGCCGCGCTCTTCGTAGATATGCTCCAGTTCCAAATTATGCGTGAGCGCGATGCCTTGGATTTGGCGGGCTTGATCATCGAGCGATGTGTTCTCGATCTGGTCTTCAGTCGAGACGCGTGTGTATCCAAAAACTGCCAACGTATTTCTCCCGTTTCTTGTTGTGCATCACTGTTACAATTTATTGTTACAACTTGGCAAGCAAAAAGTTAGAAATTTTTTGGACAGCATTATGTTAAATACAAGGGTATACGGGGGAGGGGGCCACACCTTGATGTCTGTTAGGTTATACAGACACACCCCCCGTGCGCGGCGGGGGCCGGGGGGGGTCAAACCGAAGGGCACTTTGACCCTCATACCCAAAAAGCCACGCATTTCTGCGGGTTTCAGACTGTAACAGTGTATTAGTGCTGGACCAAATGGCTTCGGAGGCGCACAAAAAGCGAAGCGCGGCGATGCCCGCTTCCCTTGTTGAAACGGCACATCGTTCCTGCTCTAGTATATTATCGTAGCTACGTTTTCACATTCCGATGTGATTATAGTTACTGCCATTATGGTTGCAATTAATGATTGACTGACAGGCACGTTGTTCCTATTGGTAATGCCTCAACAAAAGAGGGACTAACCAAATGGCTTTTGATTTATCACAATATATACCGTTCAACGC